ACACACTTCAAATTTGAACACCTTTCATCACATACACCATATATTAAACATATACTTACACAACAACAACTACTACCACCACCACCACCACCACCACCATAAACAACTACCCCCCCCCTGCCTTATTATTTTATTATCGACCAAAACAATAAATATTTATACATTTTTTAAGAAATATTCGAGTTGTGTGATGCCTCCATAATTATATATATGTGATGTATCAGTAATAATTTTCAAATTAAATGTGAGTTCTGATTGCATGTCTTCGGGTATTTTCGAGAGCAAATTTTCGCACGTATTTATTTCTTCGTCGTCTGTATTTTTGTCGCTTTCATCCAGATAAAGACTCGTATCGGTTTGCAAATCAACAGTCTGTAATGTATCATCCGAAACGGTCACAGAACGGGTTGAAGATTTCGTATCAAAAGAAAAATAAGCGTTCATATCATCAAATGCCTTTTCAAATTCGTTATAAGGATAAGTAGAACGTAAACCTTCGCCACCCCTGTACACTTCATCTTGAAACATAGTATCTAAATGCAAGTCTAAATGAAAATCCAGGTTTCGTTCATTCAACATATTACACAATCCTCGAATGTATTCCTTAATTATCTGTGGATTGCCGTCTTGATAAAGTCGTAATTCAAAATTATTCTCGTATTTATCCATTATCTGTTATTATATATATTAGACAACACTTTATATATAAAATTGAAATAAAATACTTCGCGCGAAACATCTTACATTAATCTCTTATTCATCAAGATGGTAAAGAATACAACAGGTGGAACTGGAACTAAAGGTCTTGCTCGCAAGCACCAACTAGGTGCACGTGACGGCAAACTGATCACACCATCAAGCGATTTGGAACAAGTGTGTTGCGTAACCAAAATGCTTGGTAATGGAATGTGTGAAGTGTATACAGAAGACAATACTCGACTAATTGCACACATTCGCAATAAGTTTCGCGGTCGTCAAAAAAGACACAATATGATTAGTACGACGAGTATCGTAATGGTAGGGCTTCGCGAATGGGAAAATCCTGTAAAGAATTGTGACATTATGGAGATTTACAGTGACTCCCAAATAGAACAGATTAAAAATATTCCCAGATTAAAAATCGACAATGTAATGAAGTTGCGGATTGGTAGTTTTGGGGCATCTACCTCTCGTCAAGATGATGGAATGGATTTTATGGATGAAGAGAGTGAAACAGTTGATGAAGGGACCCTACCAGTGAACGAGTTTTCCGAAACGTTTACCCTGAAGAAGGTAGCCGAGGTCGACGTTGACGATATTTAAACAAGAACAAAACAAGTATATTTATAAGATTTGTATTTTTATTTTATTGCGTATGTTGTTTTCATCTTCAAACAAAAACACCTGAACCCGGCATTTGTTATAGTCGTCAAGTTCTTTGTCTGAAATACTTGGTAGAAACACGCGCAGCGAAGCGATAAATATCACATAATGAAACATATTATCAACTATTTTTTTGTCCACCACGATTCCATCCATATCTCCATTTAAAACTTCACTATTTGATTCACATTGGTCAATTAACTGCATTTTGTTTTGCAAGTATTTGATTTTTTTCGTATCTTGGTTGATTTTCTCCAAATTGGACATCCACGCCATCAGATATCGTTGCGCTCCTATAGACAATGCGGACAAGAGTTGACTTCTATACAATAATATCAATTGATTGACCAAGTCGACAGTTCTTCGAATAGGACTTGTAATATGTGTGTATATATCTTGGTCCATGACTTCGTGTCGCAATGTTTTTTCTTGAGTAGATACATAATTAGCAGACGCGTTTTTATAGTGAAAAAGCGCATCGCGTGTGGTTTTATCAAAATCCAAATTAAGACGTTCACTATATTTTAATGAGGAAACACGCAAAATGCCGATATCGTATTTGTGCATTTTTTTCGCAAGGAATGCATTCACTTGTATCATCCAAAAAGATACAACGTCGTGACTGTCGTGAAGAGAAGGATCCAATTGTTTGGTGCTAGATAGCAATTGTTGATAATGCTCATTCTTCAACAATTTCGGTTCTTCGTAATGGAAATTTTTGCATACTTTCACGACCGAATTGCCGAACGTAACGTTGTCGAAATCAATGCTTCCATTGTCTAATAGCGGAAACTCAACAAACATAGTCACATTTCGTTGTTTTTGTTTCAATGAACAAATTTGGTCGCTCATCATAGCGGGCAACATCGTTTTTTTAGAATGGGGGAAATAAATAGTAGACACGCGTCCAGTCAGCGAGTTCCACATTTGAAAGTGTTCCATCCATATAGCCACGTTGGCGATATGTACAGTAACACACGTTCTCTCATCTTTTCTTTCAATCGCAAACGCATCATCATAGTCCAAACTGCCTGCAGGGTCGATGGAGAATACATATTGGGAAGTTTTGTGTTGCATTGTGTACTTCTTGTCGTGTATAATTTGTTCGATCATTTCTTCGTGTTCGGTTACGCGTTTCTTTATAAGTTTCGTCATATCTTTCAATGAATATTGCAAGTGATTTCCATAAAGTTCGTAGTTTGCTAACGCGTCTTTATCATTTACATTTCCCAAACTTTCGACCAATGTCCCTAGTGGGTGTTTCTTGTCCCATTCTTGGAAAGAAAACAATACATATTTATTCGATAATACTTTCGAAAAATCTAGTGAAGGGTCGTAAGGAACAAGAAAATGAGGAAGACGATGATCATATGGAATGCATTTATACAACAGGCGTTTCTTATTCGCCGTTCTGCCGTATGTCTGATTGCCGTGTAAAACAAGGACACCTGGGAGGCAATTTGTTGACCGAACATCGGACGTTTGTATATGAAGTGAGTTGGGACCATTGATTGTGAAAACATCGTCGTGAAAAAGTTTATGATGAACAGGATCTATGTCCAAGACGATATTTTCTTGTTCAGACGTAGTAAACTCATAGTCTGAATAATCGCGATTATGAATACGAATAGAAAAAGTGTTGTTCATGTGAATACATTATAATAAGAGAGATATGTTTATATTCATATTCTTAATATATTTCTCCAGTTCCTTATGCGAATTCGCGCAGAACTCGCCAATAATGTGTGCTGCGTTTGAGAATAGTCAGTGATTAACAAATCGTCTTCGTAATGTCGCAAGATGCGTTCCTGAAACAAGGATTCCGCATTGTAAAATGCTTCATGTACATTGGTGTCGTTTCTATTCATATGGTAAATCATACATCGGTCGAAATCGTATGCAGCCAATAGATCTGCCTCTCGCACGATATGATAGGCCTTCTGGTAGTTGCCTAACGAGGGATACCCCTGTTTCTTGACTTTTGAATAAGACATTGTATTGATAATATTTTTTATAATATTCGTTTCTTCTTGTGATAGATGAGTGGTCAAAACTGCATTGATTTCTTGTAAACCAGTGTCTACGTCCATATATTTATTGTCGCACATATCATGCAGAATGGCGGAAGAATAAATAATTTTCTGTTGCTCCTCTAAATAAGGAGATTGTTCCAGTTCGCTGCTGTATATGTTATATGCATTGTGCAATACATTCATACTGTGAGACAAACCGTGTGATTCATCGATCTTGTATTTTGAAACGGTGCACAGCACAAATTTAAACAAGGTTGTGTAGATACTCATTATTTGGTGTGAAAAATATAACAAATATATTCTATTTCAATTTTATTATTTTAAACGAGTGGAAATTTTACAACACGTCATAAAATTTGCACAACACGTCGTAAAATTCGTCTGCGCGAGTTTCGTAATAATGATAAATTCCTCTGTGTTCATCGGGGATTTTTTGTAAAATGTGTGAATATAATTTATGGCGATTTTTCAAGGCAGTTCTCAACTTATCTATATGTATGCTTAGTGATTGGTCCTCCATAGACCTAGATAGGGCGATGTGGAGGTCATACAATGCGAGGTTTGCATTTTGAATGAGTTCGTCATCGTATCGGATCGATGGTTTATATTCTGCGTGAATGTAGACTGATCGGCAATAATTGCGAACAATAGCAAGGCAAGACGGCATCATTCCGGCAATAAATAGAGTTGGACCAATCATTGTTTGTGTTGAAATAATATTGCATATATATTATTTCAATTTTCAACTTCGCTTATGTCTTATGAATGTGGTTTATAGTTATACATCTATGCACACAATGCAAAATCTTTCAAATTTAGATATCTCTTACCTTTATAATTAATTTGACTTCCGTGAGAGAATATCCTCCTCCAGTTTTTACTTTCAGTCTATACGCATTGTTCTTATGTACAGTAAGTGTATTTGTATTAGTCGACCCCAATGGTTTGGATGCTGATGGTCCAAAAGATAAATGTGCTTGGTCGCCCTTGTATACACTACGCGTATCAATATCGATAATAGATAGAGAGTTCACATCATGGGATACCGCACTGAGGTCAAATAACACGTCATTCTCCGCATCATTATTTCCAGCAGTTGCATCACAGCGTGCATATATTTCCGCAAATACAAATGCATTCGATGAAGTAAGATTTGAGAATGTAATATTGGCCGTGTTGGAAGAACCATCGACCCATCCGTATATACCATTATTCATTGTAGTTGTATAGTCAAATTCTAATGCTGATTCAAATGCGTTGTTACCTGAGATATCATTGAAAAATAAGACCACTTCTTGCATATTGACCGCCCCCATAGAATCTACTGGACCTACACAATCATTCATTTGTTCGCTTTTACAGTGCATGTCTTCTAAATGCAAAGAACAATCCATAATACAATATATATGGTATGAATATAAAATTTACATAGTAATACCCTATATCCTGTTCCATGTCTACATTCTATAAATCAAAATCGAAATCAAAGCCACGAACATATAAATCTAAACAAATTCACAGTGACCAGTTAGATGATGCTGTGTACCTAGTGATTGTCGAATCTCCATCCAAATGCAAGAAGATTGAATCCTATTTGGGCAAAGACTATTGTTGCATCGCATCAATGGGACACATTCGAACATTGAATGGATTAAAATCAATTGATACGAAAAATACATTCGAGCCCACATTTGAAATGATTGGTGAGAAACAGCCTCATGTAAACGAAATGAAGAAGGTGATTTCCAAATTTAAATACGATAAGATATACATCGCCACCGATGATGATAGAGAGGGTGAAGCGATTGGGTGGCATATTTGTGAGGTGTTCGGTCTACCAGTAGACAAGACAATGCGCATTATTTTTCACGAGGTCACCAAACCAGCCTTACAGAAAGCGGTTGAAACACCTATTTACCTGAATATGAAGGTGGTGAAGGCGCAACACGCTCGCCAAGTTCTCGATGTGATCGTGGGATACAAGATTTCTCCCTATTTGTGGAAATATTTGTATAATGATAAAAACAATGCCCTCTCTGCGGGGAGGTGTCAGACACCAGCCCTTCGATTGGTATATGATAACGAACAGCAAATACAGAATGCGCAGTCAAGTTCTCCATTATTCAAGATATATGGCGATTTCCTATCCGAGCATTTGGAGTTTGTTTTGAAGAAGGAATTCGAGGAAGCGGAAGAAGTCGCCGGGTTTATGCGCAGTTCAGTGAAGCACAAACACATATTGCATATGGGTACGAAGAAACAATCGAAACGTTCTCCTCCAAAGCCATTAAATACGTCTGCTTTGTTGCAATTAGCAAGTTCGACGTTGGGCATGTCGCCAGGTGAAACAATGAAACACAGCCAAATCCTTTATCAAAACGGGTATATCACGTATATGCGAACAGATAGTAGAGAGTATTCGGTGCCGTTTATTGAATATGCAAATAAATACATTACAACAAAATATGGTTCAGGTTCTCTTATGTCTGATTTGAACAAGCTTGCTAACAAATCTGTTTCTAATCCGCACGAAGCAATTCGCGTAACTCAATTGGTGTTACAAACTATCAGTGTTGAGAACCCAAGAACATTATCATTATATAAATTACTATGGAAAAATACGATTGAGAGTTGCATGTCGGACTACAATAGTGATCAATATGAGATTACTATAAGTTCTCCTGTCGATGCATTCTATGGTCACACGTTGGAGATACCAACAAAGTATGGTTGGAGGACAATTGAAGAAAAACGTCCGATTATGGACGTGCAAAGCGAACTGGGCGGTTTGAAATTAAAACTAGAAAGTCAGAATAAAACGGAGGTTGCTTATAACAAGATCGAGTCGAAATGCAGTATAAAGAAGGGAACCAGTCATTATACGGAAGCATCGTTAATAAAAAAGATGGAAGACTTAGGAATAGGAAGACCGTCTACCTTCGCATCATTGGTCGAAACAATTGTGGAACGCGGTTATGTGCAGAAACAAGACGTCAAAGGCACGATGCATAAGACAACCAATTATGTTCTCGAGAATAAAAAGATAAAAAAGACTACACAGACGAAAGAATATGGCGAAGAAAAGAACAAACTGGTGATACAAGAAGTGGGAACACTCGTTCTCGAGTTTTTGTTGCGATATTACAATTCGTTATTTTCGTATGAATACACAAAACAGATGGAAATACAATTAGATGAAATATCTGAAGGAGAAATAGACCAATGGGAGCAAGTATGCAAAAAATGTTACGACGAAATAAAGGACCTCACAACGAATATGAAAAACGTGGATAAGTTCTCGATGCCGTTAGATGATACATATGAATTTATATATGAGAAATATGGTCCCGTCTTGCGATACAAGATTGATGATAACAAATTCGGATACAAAAACATAAAAAAGGAATTGAATGTATCATTAAAAGACATCAAGGAATGCAAATACAGCGCGGAAGAATTAATCGAAGAAGGCACTCAATGTGTGGGAAAATATCAAGACCTAGAGGTACACATCAAACAAGGGAGATATGGTGCATATGTAGAATGGAACGACCAAAAAAAGAGTTTAAAAGCAATCGACAAACCAGTCAACGAGATTACCATAGAAGACGCGATACAAGTACTGAATGAAGAAGTGCAAGAGAAGAGTTCATTGCGAACGTTGAACAACGAGTTTAGTGTTAGAAAAGGAAAATATGGTCCTTACATATATTACAAGTCGCCCACAACGGCAAGTCCGCAATTTTTCAACATCAAGAAATACAAAGGGAACTATTTCGATGATGAGGCCGAGGACGTAATCAAGTGGATTAAAGAAACGTACAAAGTAGAATAAAATATGCACAATATATATAGTCCTAAGTATGCAAACCCATTTATTTATCAATTATCTCATATTCGCCTTGATGTACATATTCTCAATTTATTTCTCTTATCTTGAAAATACACAATCGTTGGGAATGCTATCGTTGTTTGTGGTAAATACATCATTTTTGCTTTATATGAGCAAAGACATATTTTACCATATGACGAGCAAAGGCATATCTACGTCCATTATGCAATATACAATCGTATTCGGTATTTTAGGCTCACTCTTAATCAACTCGTGTGCATTGTTGCTCGAAAACTTATCATTGATGACGCTGCGAACCAAAAACGCAGACCTGGGCGAAAACAATGTAGATATGTCTACAAAGAATACGATATTGTTCAACGATTTTAGAACATCCCAAAAGATCTTCTTTGTTATTCTAACAGGTGTTATCGGTTCATTTTTGTATTATTACGAGGACATTGGTATCAATCTTGCTAACAGTAGCGGCTATGGGTCGACCATTGCGAGTGTAGGTATACTCGGTGGATGCGCGTATTTGCTATCTTTGTCTTCGGCAACGTTTGCGAATTCAAAAGAGTTCTCAAAAGTTCGCATGAAAGGACAATAAGTATGATCACAAACTCATATAGATGATTGGTAATAAATGAAAATAGTTATTACAAATCAAAATAAATCGCTAGTATATACAATGAGTAGCATACAATCTGAAACGCCCAAAAAATCATTATACACAACCACTCAAATCATCACCTATATGGGAAACAAACGTAAATTATTGCCTATTATTGAAAGTGTAGTTACAGATATTCAAAAAGATTTGGGAAAGAATGTTCTCAAAATAGGTGATGGGTTCTCGGGGTCAGGTGTTGTAAGCCGTTTGTTAAAAACATATGCGTCCGAGTTGCATACAAATGACCTGGCTGGATACAGCACCACATTAAACAAATGTTATTTAGATAACCCGACTGAAAATGCAGAGAAGACGATAAAAAAACATATAGACAAGGCAAACCATCTTGCAGACAAGAATGAAGAGAATGAATTGACTGACGGATGGATATCCAAACATTGGTCTCCGTCTGGGTCAACGATTAAAGAGAACGACCGTGTATACTTCACAGACACAAATGGGAAGCGCATTGATATTATGCGCAACTACATTGAAACCATACCAAAGAAATATCAATCTTGCGTCCTCGCGCCGTTGTTAGTAGAATGTTCAATACACAATAACACGAATGGGCAGTTTTCGTCGTATTACAAAGGGATGTATGGTGGAAAAACGCAAACAGATACGAAACGAATTACGCAGAAAATACATATCCCCTATCCTATTTTTTATAATTCATCGTGCAAACATGACGTGTCGCAAATGGACACAAATGAATGGGCAAAGAAGATGGGCAATAAAACCGAATTAGACATTGTGTATTATGACCCGCCTTACAACAAACACCCGTACAACATTTACTATTTTTTGTTAGATATCATCAATGATTGGGATAAGAACCAAGAAATTCCAGATACATATCGAGGACAACCAGACACACGCGTAAAATCGCTATATAATAGCATTACTCATGCGAAAAAGACAATGTTAGACTTGATCGACAATACGCGTGCGAAATACATATTGTTATCATACAATGACGGAGGCATTATCCCGATTGCAGATTTGGATGCATTATTGGAGTCATCGAATAGGGAAATCACCAAAATACCAATCGAGCATAAAACGTACAATCGATTAAAGGGGTTGAGCAATTATAAAAGGAAAGGTGAATACAAAAACGTGAAGGAATTCTTGTATGTAATCAAACACATGTAAAGAGGCGTCAGACAAATAACAAATGAAATAATACAGTATAAAAAATACTTATGTGTTTTACATAAAACAGATAAGCAACAATGAAGTATTATGAAACCTCATTCGATGATTATTTAAAATCCAACAAACTTTACCAGATTCATCCTGAATTAGAGGAGTTAGACAATCATCTTCCGCGGTCAGTGTCTAAACTCGAGAATTTGGTTATATACGGTCCATCCGGTGTGGGGAAATACACACAAACACTAAAAATAATCTCCAAGTATAGCGACAGTCAATTAAAATACGACAAAAAATTGGAGGTAGTGACCGACAAACAAGATTACATCATGCGGTTCAGCGATATACATTACGAAATCGATATGTCTTTGTTGGGTTGCAATGCAAAAACATTATGGCATGAAATATTTTTCCAGATTGTTGACGTGGTTTCGACAAAGAAGGAAAAAATAGGTATCATATTGTGCAAGAATTTTCATCACATCAATAGCGAACTGTTAGAAGTGTTTTATAGTTACATACATCACTACGACATAAACGACAATATCCAAATTAAGTTCATATTGCTTACGGAGCAGATTAGTTTTTTCCCAAGCAAGATCGTCGATATATGCGATGTGGTGAAGGTGGCTCGATTGAACGACAATGCATATAAAGAGTTGAACAAGATAAACAATCTCATTGCGAAAAACACGTATTATAATGACTTTACTACAAAGGTATCGACATGTCTCCCCGAAGTTATGTTAGAACAAACTGAGTCCAGATACAAACCGAGCGAATTATGTAACGAAATAGACAAAGAATGCATCAACAACATAAAAGAAATGAAGTCATTTACTTCATTAAAGGCAATGTCTGACGTACCTGACGACATTTTTGATATAATCTGTGATAAAATCATACGTGATATGACGAATATGAATAATTTCCAGTTCACCCAGTTTCGAGATACCTTATATGATATACTGATATACAACATAGACGTATTCGACTGTGTATGGACGGTGATCATACATTTTATAAATGTCGGGAAACTAACAGAAGACGACAGTTCGGACATTTTGACGAAGACATTTCATTTTTTCAAACAATACAATAATAATTATAGACCGATATACCATTTAGAGAGTATGATGTTTTATATAATAAACAAATTGTACCACTATGAATTACAAGAAAGCGTGTGAAATCCTGGAAGTGAACAACGACATATCTATTCAACACATAAAAAAACAATATAGGTTCAAGGCGTTGTTGTATCATCCAGACAAGAACCAATCGGAAGATGCGAATACAAAATTCCAAGAAATATCCGAAGCGTACCAGTATTTGTTAGACCACGAACAAGACAGTGAAGACGACGAGACAGATGAAATGTTATCAAACATGGATTATAAATATTATTTGTTCGCATTTTTGAAAAATACAATAAAGGGGAATTCCCAAGAACCTTTGTTATATGCTATTTTGAAGAAGACAACTACCTTGTGTAGCGAAAAGGCATTGCAACTATTGCAAAATTTGGAAAAACCTTCTTTAATAAAGATCTATGAAATTCTCACGAAGAACAAACAGTACTTGCACGTCGAGTCGGACTTATTGGATAAGATAGAAGAACTGATAAACGAAAAAATAGAGAATGATGAATGCGTGATTTTGCAACCGTGCATAGATGACCTCTTTGAAAACAATCTGTATAAGTTGACGATTAATCAGCACATATATATAGTGCCGTTATGGCATAATTGTATGGTATATGATAATTCAGGCAATGATATACATGTGAAATGTTTTCCAATAGTAGATGACCACATTGAGTTAGACAAATACAACAACCTGCATGTTCAGTATGAGGAGACATTAGACAATATATGGAAATCCAAACAACTGTGTATGTCCATTGGAAAAAAGCGGTTGGATATACCAATTGACCAAATCGCATTAAAAAATGAACAAATCATATGTATAAATAATGCAGGTATATCACGAGCAAATCCTAACGATATTTATGACGTATCTACCAAATCGCATATATATGTGTATTTGAAACTGCTATAATACATCTGTTGGATGTTCAAAAAAAATAATAACCAAATGTTTGGCTACTATTTTTTTGTTAATTAGATTTTTGTATTTTTTATTTCACGCATCAAGCAAATTACTCGGCAGCTGCCTTCTTCTTGACTACCTTCTTCTTGGGAGCAGGCGCTGCATCCTCGTCTGCAACAGGGACGCTCTTCTTGACTACCTTCTTCTTAGGAGCAGGAGCAGGAGCAGGAGCCTCGTCCTCCTCATCGCTATCAGACGCAGCGGTATCCTGAGCAACCTTCTCAGCAGTATCGAAGACCTCTACCTCATCCTCGTTGACCTCCTCGACCTCCTGGGTCTCGATGGTATTGAAATCATCCAGAGACAACTGAACGTTACACTTTCCAAAGATGGTCGTATTCTCACTTGGCTTGACCACACACTGGCTCAACTTCCAAGAAACACCCCACGCCTTACCAGTGGTCCAAACGCCTCCGCACTGGATAACGCAAGCAACCTGGCTCTTCTTGGGGATCAAATCAATGGGTGTCTCATTCTCATTATCACTGGGGAACAATAGCTCCTGCTTGGTGTTGTAAATCTCGATATTCTGCCACTGTCCCTGGTAACAAGGGACCTTCAGAGAAAGAGTAGGAGGACGAGTGTAATCAGTCTTCTTGGTAATCTTATCCTTAGGATACTTCATGAAGGGAAACATTGCGTCCTTCACAAGCTCACGAGACTTCTCCACACCAAACCACGCCTCACTGTGAACAACCGCATCGTCAATTACGCGTTCCTCAAACGCCTTAAGCTTCTCAAGGAAGATATCAGTATTTTTATTGGAGTATTCGGCGCCAGGGAAGGCAAGGCTCATCTTGAATTTTCCATCAGACTCACCGGTCTTCTCGTCAACATAATCGGAAACGCCCCAAGTCATAATCAATGGGGTAGATAGGTACAGACTGCGACTAGTCTGACCACTAATAACGCTCACCGTAGTAAGACCACGGTCACTCACGCGAGGGTTCATATAGCGCACGGCGGAGGTATCCCACTCACCACTAGTAACAACACGAGGATTAGAAGACATAACTATAAATAAGGTATAATAACTGTAATATAGTAAAGGAGTATTCTTTAAATCAATTTTATAGATGGATTGTGCATTAACTGTGCAACAGAGTAAACAATGTTCTCTTTATAACATATGCACGAATAATATAAAATCTGCACCTATTATATACTACGCAATATGAATGAAAATAGTACAAAAGTGAAACGAAACTACAAGAAGAAAGTAAACGAACATTCAATTACATATGCAAACTATGAAGAACATAATATTGATCTTACAAAATACAAAATATCAGACTTGAAAACTGCAATCAGACAGTTGGGAAATATACATTTGACTGGAACCAAACCGGTGCTCATAGAACGTCTTATTAGTCGTTTCGGCGAGATTAAACATGCAACACTCATTCAAAAAATATTCCGGGGATGGTATTTAAGATTGATTCAAACCTTGCGAGGTCCAGCATTAAAAAATCACAAGTTATGTACAAATGATAGCGATATGGCTACATTAGAACCCATTTGTGAAATAGCAACGTCGTATTTTTTCTCATACAAAGACAATGCCGGATTTGTCTACGGTTTTGATGTATCTTCACTTATACAACATATAAATACAAATGGTAAATTTATCAATCCGTACACGCGAGAAAATGTATGCAATATAATTAAAAAAAACGTATACAGGGTATACAGGGGGAGTTATGCGATATTTGAAGAATTTCGGGAAAATAACAAAAAACTGGTATTGCCGAGAAGAAGACAGTTAATGCATATAAATCGTCTCTCCGAAATCCAACGCAGAATGGCGTCTATGCAAAATAGAATAGATGCGAATTCTGTATCAAGTGCATTCAACCAAATAAGGGCACGCGTGACCCGAATACGCAGTCAACTTTCGGTAGAGGAACGAACCCGAGCTCTGTTTGTTGAAATCGACCAATTGGGGAACTATACACGATACTCGTGGTTTAATAATTTATCTCACAGAGATCTAGTGCTATTTTATAGAGCATTACACGACATATGGTATTACCGAGCAGGATTGTCCCATACTACGAAAAGGAACATATGTTATGGATGTTCTCATAATAGTACGACTCCGTTTACTCGACATTCTAGTTTGGGGTTCAGAGAGATATCTTTTCTGGAATATGATGAATTAAAATTAACTGGATTAGAAATCTTTGAAAACCTGGTATATTGTGGGGTCGATAACGACCATAAAAAGATAGGTACATTGCACGCGCTATCGGCACTTACATTAGTTTCTAGAGACGCTAGACAAGCAATGCCGTGGTTATATGAATCAGTTATATAAATATATAAGAAATCATGCATTTCCCACATGAACCTAGACAATATTAATTATAATATATATTCCTCAACGCATTTATCATTTGATAAAATTGATAATTTATATTATTATGTAAATCAATATAAAAAGCATACGTGTTATATATTATAATCACAATGGTTAGAGCTACTAAGACTGAGAAGACTGCTACCCCCGAGACCCCCAAGCCCCGCGCTAAGAAGGCTGCCCCTAAGGCCGAGGCCCAGGCTGCCTCCCCTCCTCCTGCCCCTGTGGTGGAGGAGACCGCTGCTCCCGTAGAGGAGTTGGATGCGGCTACGATTATGTCCGGCAAGATGAACGAGTATAGCGCTAAGCTTCAGCAGCTCGTTGGTCTGCTATCTACTCTTAAGAGTGATTTCAAGACCCTTGAGAAGACTGTTTCTCGCGAGATGAAGGTTGCCCAGAAGCTTGCTAACAAGAAGCGTCGCAACACTAACCCCCGCAAGCCTTCTGGTTTCACCAAGGCTACTCCCATTAGTGAGGAGCTAGCTAACTTCCTTGGAAAGTCTGTCGGTACCGAGATGGCCCGCACTGAGGTGAGCAAGGAGATCACCAAGTACATCAAGTCTAACAACCTTCAGGATACCTCCAACGGACGTATTATCTTGGCTGACGCCAAACTGTCCAAGCTTCTTCGTCTTGGAAAGGAGGATGAGCTCACCTTCTTCAATCTGCAGAGATACATGAAGATCCACTTCGCTAAGGCTGGTGAGACTATCTAAATAAAGATGGGGAAAAACTAAACAACATAAAACAAAGACAATCCTTTTTTTTTTTGAACATTAATAAACAAATATATTATTTTTCGTAATATATTTGTATTTGCTTGATTGCACAATCGTTTATTTATTTTTAACAACCCGAAACAATATAAACAACTTGACCCATTATAACATACTATATCAATTTATGTCTTCAACTGCCGAAGACCCGCGTGAAACATTAGATAGTTATCTACAAACGCATGCAAACCCGTGTTTGTATATACTTACACCTTGTTATGGAGGTATGTGCTATACGTCGTATACCAAATCTATCATGGCGACGGTTGAGATGTTGAAACAATACAACATCGATGTACATGTCGAATTTTGTAACAGTGATAGTCTTGTATCACGAGCAAGAAACAATTTGATTGCAAAAGCCATGTCGGACCCACTTACCACACATATTCTGTTTATTGATGCAGATATTACATGGAACCCGGATGATATTATCAAGTTGATTATTTCTAATAAAGGTTTGTGTGGCGGAGTGTATCCATTGAAGAAATATCATTGGGAGCGCATGTTAAAGAACCCGTCTGGAGAACCCAACTATGACGTTTTGTCTAATTGGATGGAGAAGAAAGACAAAAGTATATTCAAAGATATTCTTAGCGATGAAGAGCTGGTCCAACATAAACTGTTGAACTACAATTTGAATTACGTCAGCAACAAGATTGAAATAAAGAATAATATGGCGGAAGTTCGTCACATCGCAACTGGATTTATGATGATGAAACGAACGACGATTGAAAAAATGATGAACGCTTTCCAGTATACGAAATACACTGACGATATCGGTTTTCTAAAAGGAGAACAGAATAAATATGCATATGCCCTTTTTGATTGTGGTGTGGAAAACGATCATTATTTATCTGAAGATTGGATGTTTTGTGAACGATGGAGAAAACTGGGCGGAACCATTCACGCCGATGTAACCATTAATCTCATTCATACAGGCCAAGAACAGTATAATGGTTGTTATCTATCCACGATTATGACGTAAAAAATATATGCATTCATTTTGAATATTGTCTATGAGAATATGAACCCAGCCTCGTTCATAATCTCCTGCAACAGTGGATTGTTTTCATTTTTTTTGATGTATTCGTAGTCTTTTTTATTGAAATTCATCTCGTTAATCACAAACAATTGATGTATTTTGATAAGTGAGTGAAAGTCTTTTATGTATTTTGTATTTTTTGTTAACCATAAATAGAAGCCATAATATTGTCTGTTGTTTGCAATACTATTGTTTATGTAGTGTTTGTATTGCTGAAACCATTTGAGTGTTTCGTGCAAGGTTGTTTCCATATTCCGATTATAATCCGTCCCTGATATTACTAATATTTCGCGGAATTGTTGTTCAGTCAAGTCTAATTCTTTCAAAATTTCCACAGTATCATAATAAGATACAGACTGGTTCAATAAGCTGAAGTTTCGCAATACAACTGGACAACCATAAAGAAACATATCCATATCGTCACTTATGCATCCATATGCTAACCCAATTTTTACGAAATATGCACACAACTCGTCTGCCTCATTCGGAGCATCATAATATACTACTCCATAGGCATTCATTAATCGTTTTACATTTTCAATATCTCTGTCTTGTACTCGAATAAACTGTCGTTTCAATGCGTCCATTTCTACTTCTATCATCCTTTTTTCGTGTTCGTTTAGTTTATTTTCGCCTAGCGATTTCGATAAATCGTTAAATTTGTTTTCTGCGATTTTTTTCTTCGTACTTCGTTCTTTGATCAACTCTCGCTTTTCTGGTGGAGGTTTTCCGTCAAATATGAAAATCGGAATGATTTTGCAAGATTTCATAATAGAGATAAATAAATACATATTTTCCATAAGTGCATTTTCACCAATAAACTGATACAAATATATACTTGTGTCTATCACTAGCGTTTTATTCTCAAAATTGGATAATGTAGTCTTGTATATAGAATTCTTGCCGCATTTTTCTTTCAGAAATCTATTTAAATTTTTTATTCCCATTCTAGTTTGTTATTTAATACCATCACATTGTTCAGATATAACAAAATCAATTTTCTAAAATGCATTTATTAGTCAAAAAAAATAAAAAGTAGTATACACTACTCTTTATTTTTTATAGTTTTTTATTGTTTATAGGCTATTTATTTGTTATTTATGCGGAAGTCGTCATATTCTTGTACTTCTCCAGTTCTTTTTGCAGTTCTTCTACTGTCTTCGTCATCTTCTCTAGTTCCTCCGTCAAGAACACGTTCGCAGCAGACAATTGATGAACATTCACCTCATTCTCCACCTCGGGGATGGGTTTGTGGTTAATCTTGAATACAATGTAGCCAGGTACCTTGTCGCCATCTTCGTTCATTGCATACAGCTTGCAGAATACGCCATTGTTGTATTCGCCCTTAAAGCGATAATGACCAGTTGTGTCCAGCATGTTACGAAAACTCTTGGTATAGTCGTTCTCGTACCAATGCTCGAAATGAATAAACAATGCCTTTCCTCTGCTGCCGTTTTCAAGCTCGCGGTCGACAAAGTCAATGCGAGACACCTTGCCCAAACTAAGGGTAGTCTCCAAATAATCCTTGACCATCGGAATAAATCTGCTAGTGGAACCCTCGGGGGTACCAATCAACATATTTGATGAAATAAATGGAATGTACAAACTCTTCCAGTCATTATCAGACAAATCCAGTTGGTTATTCTCGTCGTTTTGCTTGGAAACGCCGAGCAAGGAATGAGGAGAAGAATTGCCCTTGCTGATAGACAAATGGGACATCGGCTCACCATTTTCCCAGTACAACTGGTCATTCGCGACAATCGAAATCTTGGCGTTGTGATTGTTCACAATGTAATCTCTCAACTGAACATTTGCCGTGTTGTTGTTCCAATATTCAAAGTCAACCGTAGCACTGTGGGTCGTAGTGTTTGTACTCAATCTGCGGTTGTAGAAGGACTTCTCGACGATCACCATCTTGGATACCTTACCAATTCGCAGGACTTCCTCGAACAATTTGGTTGCTCCCTCTTCGTCAGAATAGTCTCTGGGAAGAGTCGTCACACGCAAACTAAAATCGGCATTATCAAGATGGGCATCATCAAGCGTAACCAAATTAGAAGTCGTGAAATAAACGCAAGGTTTCTCATAGGCCATCTGGGTGGGCATTTCGTCAACGTAAGATAAAGAACTCATGATATGCAATATACTGTATATTATTACTATGTCTATATAGATATGCTATTCTTTAATCAATTTTATATATAATATTACGGAAGTCAATTGCATTGATACTTATTGAGAACATATTTGGTCGATGTCTTTTCTCAATTTCATCAATAAAATGTCGGTGTCGGGTTCACTTCCTCTTACAAAATGTATTAATTTGGCGTCGTTTGTATGCTTTAACATAGTCTTCAAATCGGGGTTCTGACAGAATTTCGCCTTGAGTGCATCAAAACGTTCTACTTCATGACGTGGATTCGAATGAAATTCGTAGTAATCGGGGTCAATTGTTATATTCCGCTCGCGATATACATTGTCTTTGTTTCTTCCACTTTTGCTGCCTGCGATACGTGCCTTTATTAAATCTTTTGAGATAGCACTATCACTGTCCAACGAAAAACTGCGATAAAAATCCGGAAATCCCTTTTTGAATTGAGACGCCAATTTATAATGCTCTACGCTATTCCATCTATGACCATCTAATGTGAATGGGGACAAATAACTATCATCTAATTGTCGTCGCCAGTTATGTTTTTTATGGTTTAATATCAGGTCTTTGAAGGATACAATCGCGTCATTGTCTATTTTTTCTCCTGAACCTTGTCCCGGTTTGGGTACACCATTCGAATTGGCGTGGAACATCAACAATGTTTTGTTGTTGTATAAATGGTCATTCAAATACTCATCATCTGGGTCTTCTGCTTTCCCTTCGTCAACGTGAATGCCCAGTTTCATTTTCAGTTGTCGGAATTCAGGTATGGAATAATAAGGGCCTGCGTTTTTTTCAATGCATTTGTTTATCACCAATGATTTGATTTGACTGGGCAAGGTCGAAAATAAAAATCGTTTACGCGTATCATAGGTAATGAGCGTGTAATGATTTCCTGTATACGAGGTAAGCACATAGTAATCGGGGTTCTTTGGTTGAGAAGTTTGTTCGTTATCTTGTCCACATAATAATACGGAATCCAGATCGTTCGACTTGTGCGACTCTTGTGAAAAAACTACCAGTTTTATATTCAACTTTTTCTCGAGTACGCCAATTGCCCAAGTGTCTGCCCAATAATTCGAAGTGATGACAAACTTTTTCAAATCGTCAATGTTCGATATATGTTGCATAAATGCAAATTCAGACATAAGTTCGTTCACCGAGTTTTTTTCTTGGTTCATCTTTGCATAATTGTCTCGTAGTTCAGTGATACGGTCAAGCATCGCCTTATTCTCCTGTTTATTGCTCATATTTACACATTGTTTTTTTAGTTTTTGAACGGTGTCTTTGGTATGTTTCATATTGTTTTCAACGTTCTGTAATTCAGAGTGAATGCCCATATAGATTGATTTATATTGCTCAAACAATGCCTCGTTCACGTTGTCCGCCAGTATTTTCCTTAACTCTTCTACGTTTGTTTCATGTTCTGTACCTTCTAATGCCATTTGAATAACGAGGAACAAACAGTCACCTTTGCCTTCGTTATCAACTATGTGATAGTTATTATTTTTCATAAAATTTGCAATCCAATCATTTTGGTCGCTTTCTACGAAAGTCAACTTGTCGATTTGTTCGGTTTGTTGAATCGTGGTCTCATCGACGTTGTCATCTGTTTTTGTATGTTCAAATACGTATTGCTGGTCCACAAATAATAAAATGTGTCCTTCGTCAATGTCTATATCACCATCTTCGTCGATAATAGAGATCATTTTGTTAGATTCAACCTCAAATATTCCTATGCGCGAATGTATTTTATCATTTGACACTAAATATAATGAAAAATGCACGATGTTGTCGGCCGAAAAACTGTGACTTTCGCGACCCAATGCAACGCTGATCGGTTTATCAAAATAATCTATCTCATATATAGTAGATGCGTGCCCAACGTCGTCGTTGTTAATTTCCGTGGTTTCACTATATTTAATTTTGTCTGGATATATGAATGACTTTACCATATGATATATAGTATACTATTACATATCATTTTATTCTATTTTTATGTTAGTTACTTTCTAGTATACATTTTCTTCAATGCGTCTTGAATGTCCATGTATTTGAATACTATTCGCGAAGAAATGCTCTTGTGTTCTTTTGCTTTTAACTTGATGCATTTGTTTAATTTATCGATAAGATTGCTCCATTGACTGTGAGAATGTAAGAAACTATAGGAGCTCGTCATAAATATAGACAAATTTTCGGTGATTTCTTCGATTAATACGGTTTGTTCTTCTTCGTCAATGTAATGCAACACTTTATCAAACAATTGTTCAATGACCGCCAATAGTTCATTCTCATCTATAAATTTGCTCTCTGCTAATTTCACGATAAAATTGCTATTTGTTCGTCGATAGTCATTCATTTTCACCATATCACAATATTCATCATATTGCCGATTTGCATCAATGTCCCGAATGTTATCATAACTGTTCTTGTAGGCGTCCATGAACTTGGATATTTTTGTAATAAAACTGGGATATTGTTGAAACAGTTCTTTCAATACAATAATATACACATCGTGTCCGCCACGCATTTTTTTAGCAACATCAAAGAGAACATTGATAACATTTTCATAACTATCAACCTCTTCATCGTCTTCATCGTCCTCTTCGCCATTCATTATATACGTAATGACTTCCATGATTTTAGGTAACAATGTATCACGATTTTTCATAGTAATCTTATTTAACATACTTGTTAATTCACTATATTTTGCCTCTATGCCCTCTTTTTTCTCCATCTTCGTAGCCTTAAATTGCTCTTTAGACGCCCATTGTGGATTGTTATCGTATTTGCGATTTTGCTTGTAGTGTTTGCGGTGTTTTTTCTTATCGTATTGTGTATACTCATTGGAAGTGATTGGAGGCAATGTAGCAACATACTCTTCGACGAGCTTGTATAATGTTTCAAACTCTTGTATAATGTCTTCAGGCAAACTTGCATCTTCTGCATTCATTGTTTTTGCTTGGTCATAATCATCGAACGTATATTGGACCAACATACTTGACTGTACAATATACAAGCGCAATGTTTATATAAGTTCTATTTATTTTCTTGTATTCGTTTGTACGAGTAAAACATAATAATCAATTAACGTATATGAATTTTAACAACTTTGCAAATGCCTATTTCATAAATAAGTCCACATCAAATGACACATCATACAACTTTCTTACTGATTACGACAAAAACGATATTTATGAGGAAATACAGTCTTTCACATTACCAATAAACTATTTGCCGACTGATACAATATATCCCATTCAGTCCCATGTAAAAGATGATCTTGAATTGATTTCCACACACGAAAACTCAACGTGTATGTATGATTGTATACTAAATCCTACAAATGTGTTTGGTGAATGCACCATGGACTTATGGAGTAATCAAATAACCAACAACGTTCCTTTTTTGCAAGACACGCAATCGATTGTTTCCAATTGGGACAAAATCGAATATTCTTCGCCCGAACATGTCGAACAAGTTATACCTGTGTGGAAAATGTTGAAAAAAGATGCATCTTTCCTGGATAAATACAATTACGTTGACTGGGAACAGTTCAAAAGTCTGAATTATTCTACACCTTTCTTGCAAGTATTGTCTACAATGACCATATTGTCTCCGTTGATCAGTCTGATTATTCCCATTATCTTCATGGTATTTCCATTCGTGCTTCTCAAAATACAGGGAATTCCCATTGACTTTTCGAATTACATCAAAATATTAACTCAATTGGCCAAACATCATTTCATCGGCAAAGCCATCGTGTCGATGTCGAACTTCTCGGCAGAGAACTTTGTGTATTTCTTAGTTACCTTTGGGTTATACGGAATGCAAGTATACCAGAACGTGACGACGTGCATAAAATATCACAAGAATGTTCAAAAAATAAACAGTGCACTCAAGGTAGTGGAGAACTTTGCTGAACATTCAATCCAAAATATGGATCATTTCCAAGATGTAACAAAAACGTGCAGTACCTATGCAGGTTTCAATGAACAGATATCGCTACATACTACGAGACTGAAGCATATGAAAGAGATGTTGCGAAATCTACCTCCATTCTCGTCTTCCATAAAAGACTACACGAACAATGGTTACTTGCTGCGTTGTTTTTATGAACTGCACGATAACAGTGAGTTGGAAGAAACAATGTTGTTTGCATTTGGCTTCGAAGGATATATGAACAATTTGCACGGATTGCATCAAAATATCAAGAGCAAGCATATCACATATGCAACCTACAGTGAGGATGCGACTACGCATATCAAACAACAATACTATCCTCCTCTCTTGCACGAGAACGTGGTAAAAAATACGTGCGATCTCTCCAATAACATTATCATATCTGCTCCCAACAAGGCAGGCAAGACGACTATGTTGAAAACAACTACGTTGAATATAATTTTTTCACAACAATTTGGCTGCGGGTTTTATCAATCGGCGGTGATACATCCATATCAATACATTCATTCTTATCTGAATATTCCTGATACATCCCAGAGAGACAGTTTGTTCCAAGCTGAATCGCGAAGATGCAAAACGATAATTGACCATATATTGGAGAACAAAGGTTCTCGTCATTTCTGTATTTTTGATGAATTATACTCTGGAACTAACCCAGAAGAGGCATCACAGGCAGGAAAAGCATTTATAAATTATTTATCTAGGTTCTCGAATGTTGATTTTATGTTAACTACTCATTACTTTAAGATTTGCAAGTTCTTCAAGAAGCATAATAATATCTGTAACTATAAGATGAAAGTTGATGTGGAGAACACAGGTGAATTTAATTATACGTATAAATTGAAAAAGGGTATATCTACACTGAAGGGAGGAATACGCGTGCTGAAGGACTTGAATTACCCTGAAGAGATATTGAGAGAGGTGATGTAAATAAATACATAATATGTACATAGATGAGAATACACATTATGAAAAGATGAGAATACGTTCGCTGGGTTGTTTGTGTGTGGTAACGTGAACATTCTTATTATACATAGGCAAATCGTGTGTCTGTTTGAAATACTTGGTCGTGATACTGTTCATGTCTTTTATTAGATCGTATTGTTCTCGTGTATTTGACGATCCATATCCGGAGAGAATGTAACACAATTTGCCGTTATTGGACAATACTTGTTTGCATAATTGGATAGTGGCTTCCCAGTATTTGTCTAACCACTCTTGGTACGTGTTGTATTTGTTGGTGCTTTGATTTTTTCCTTCGTACAGTTCCAATTTATAATACGGGGGGCTAAAAAACACCACGTCGAAATGGTTCGTGTATTTTTTCATAAACCGTTTGCTTTTGGCGAGGTCTTCTGATGGTTTGCAATAAATGTCTTTTTTGGCGCTAGGATATAAATCTGCGATCAATTGATCGGTTTTCTTACATACATCCGGTATCACGTCTGTTCCCACGTATTCTTTCGCGAGTGACGACTCCAGAAAACCGCAAGCATACGAACTCCATCCTAAGGTAGGAGTAAATATTTTCTCTCCCTTTAACAGGTTCTCATTGAGAGAGTAAATTACATATGGGTTCAAGATAGATGCTCGGAAGTAGTAAGAAGACAATACACTTCCAAATCGACGTTTCTCAATGTAATAAAGAGAACTTGGTGTAAGGATTTTATAATCGATTATTTTATTGCGCAATAGATCTTTCAATACATCCATATAGGTCGGTACATTTTCAATGCCCGATTTGGTCAGTTCAAGAATATGCTTGAAATGCAAATTGCGGATGAGATTTTTCAACAGAGGTTCTTGATTGTTGTTGATCTGTTTTATTTGCATTGGTTTGTAATGTTCTCCAAAATGGATATTTTTGTCTTTGATTTTTAGAGACATGTTATAAAAACGTTCTAAATAGGCTTCGATATTTGTAATATCTGAAAATAATAATGCAAGGTTCTCCGTTTTTATCGATTTTTTGGCTATATATGTTTTCAGTGGAACAATGTTCTTGCCTACTCGTACATTATATGTTTGTAAGAACGTTTCGAACGACACTGGTTTTGCTGGACGAATTTCATTTACAAATTCAGATAACTCGATAATAGAATTCATGTATTTATATTTACAGAATATAATAAATTAGGATAAATTCTAAAAAGGTGTATTATTTTTTCAAACTCTCTAGACTTTTTTACACTTTTGGACATTTTTAAAAATGTCCAATTTTCATTTTTGTGAAAAAGTCTTGAGAAAAGTAAAGTTAAAAAATGGGTTCATAGCATAATGCAGTGATTTGGGTTTTTGATGAAAATAATTGACTGCATACGTTTTTGTTACTTTATAAAAAAAGGATTTAGGCATTTTTTTATGTAAACTATTTATAGCATTAAAGTTTACAAAAAAATGCCGAAAAATGCCGACGTTTTCGGGTGCGAAATATGCAACTTTAAATGCAGCAAAAAAAGTAATTATAACAAGCACCTATTGACTGCAAAACATAAAAAGTTTACAGAGTTTACAGAAAAGTTTACAGAAAAAAATGCCGAATTCAATAGTAAATATATATGCGACATTTGCGATAAGCACTACACTTCTCGTATGGGTTTATGGAAGCACAAACAAAAGTGCAGTGTAGGAGATTTCGCTGATATGGATGAGTTCGAACAAGATCAAAAAACCGAAAATACATCAAGTACGGTTGCAGCAATGATGGAATTGATCAAACAGAACCAAGAATTCAAAGAGTTGATTGTAGAACAAAACAAACAATTAATTGAATTGGCTCAAAAACCAACAATGATGACTAATAACAACCAGACTATCCATAACAATCAAAAATTCAATCTGAACGTATTTTTGAATGAACAGTGCAAAGACGCGATCAATATGTCCGAGTTTTTGGAGAACATGACGTTAGATATAGAAGACCTAGAAGAAACCGGGCGTTTGGGCTATGTAGGTGGAATTTCTCGTATTTTTGTGAACAAACTTCGCGAATTGGATACATACAAACGTCCTCTTCATTGCACTGATATGAAACGGGAAATATTGTATATTCGTGAGAATGATGAATGGTCAAAAGAAACCAATTCAAAAGAAAAACTACAATATTTTGTGAATAAAGTGGCCAATAAAAATTGCAAAACAATGAGACAATGGACAGAGGAACATCCGGATTATACTATCATGGATTCCCCTGAAAACCAAGAGTTTGTGAAACTGACCGATGCAATACTAGGCGGGTTAGGAGACCATGAATGCAAACAATTTCGGGATAAAATAGTTAGGAATGTAATAAAAGAAGTCATGATCAATAAAATCTAAAATCGTATTATTTTTCAAACTCTCTAGAATTTTTTGAACTTTTGGACATTTTTAAAAATGTCCAATTTTCATTTTTGTGAAAAAGTCTTTGGAAAAGAAAAGTAAAAAAACACGTTCAAAGCATAATGCAGTGATTTCAAATTTTCGTAGAATACTTTGACTGCATATATATTTTTATGTTTTACTCGAAAAACGGTTTAGGGGGATTTTTATGTTTCCTTATAACAAGGACAATGGAAAAAAATAAATCCCCAAAAATCCCTATAAAATTTGAATGTAAAAAATGCAACTATAATACGAGTAGTAGGAAAGACTATAATAAACATTTGCTCACTGCAAAACATCAAAAGGAAACAAATGGAAATGAATGGAACTCAAAAATCCCTACTTGTGAATATTGCGAAAAAACCTTCAAAACGGCATCTGGATTGTGGAAACATAAACAAAATTGTTATCATGCACCAGAATATCAAGAAGAACCAATAGAAGCGCCTACAAAAAATACCGATTCTGAAGTAATTATAGAATTATTGAAACAAAATCAAGAGTTCAAGCAGTTAATGGTCGACCAATCCAAACAAATCCAAGAGCAACACGACGAAAACCAAGTATTACAGAAACAACTCATCGAAGCAGTCAAAGTCGGTGGTTCGCACATCGAGAACCAAACCATTAATAACAACCAGAAGTTCAATTTGAATTTATTCTTGAACGAACAATGCAAAGACGCGATAAATATGTCTGATTTCATCGAAAATATGGAATTAGACATAGAAGACCTTACAGAAACAGGTCGCTTGGGTTATGTAGGGGGCATTTCGCGCATTTTGGTGAATAAATTACAAGAATTGGATATATACAAACGACCTCTTCATTGCACGGATGTAAAACGCGAAACGCTGTATATAAAGGAAAATAATGAATGGTCAAAAGAAGACAATTCGAAAGACAAAATTTCGAATATAATAGGACAAGTAGCGAATAAAAACTGTAAGAACATCAAACAATGGACGGATGAACACCCAGATTACCAAATATTTGACTCACCCGAGAACATGGAATATGTGAGATTAACCCAAGCAGTCCTGGGAGGATTTGGGGAACAAGAAACACGTCAATTCAAAGACAAAATCGTGAGAAGTGTGTTCAAAGAAGTGATGATACAGAAACTATAAACGGCATATAATAACAAACAAACTTGTTATTATAAATATTGCATTCGATGAATATATTTTTATGTCTGGTTTTTCAATATTTAATCGGCATTGGCGTGCGAAGTGCGCTTCGTCTTCACCTGGGTAAATCCGTCACTGGAACCGGAACGAGGGGGACGAACGCTGTGTCTGGTCTCACACATAAGTTCGCCTCCAGTCACGCCAGTTACGTTAATCGCCTTGACCTCATGGGGTCCGTCAGCAGAGTTCTCGAGATCAAACTGAATATACTCCCCCTGAACCAAATACTTGTATTGAGAATTGGTTACACGGATAGCAGTGTAATGAACAAAAATATCTCGGAACTCATCGCCATCCTTCAATGTAATAAACCCATATCCAGCCTTGTTATTAAACCACTTCACCTTACCAATAAGAGCAGAAGTAGGAACATCAACGGTAGAACTCATAATAGACTATATTGTATATGGTACATTGTCATATTTTGTTTATATGGTTTGCGAAAATGTTCAAGTAAATAAATTAATGAGCGCTTGGTATGACGGCAATTCATCATATGCAAGGCAATACGCATATTGAAAATACATGATAAGCGGTTTATTGATAACAGTTGAAAATTGTTTAATGGATGATAATTGTTTGTAACCCGCAAATTTTCGGTTTCGTATATGCATTACATTATTTGGTGGATATTGACTATCTTCAATGTGTGGTATATTGTCCCATGGCAGTTCTTGGTGCAAAATATACAAAAACAAATAACCCAAAGAAATAATATCATCACGAATAGATGGCGTCTGACCGGTCATTACGTAATAGCTCGAATATTTGAGATTGCCTGTAATTTCAGTCTGTTGAATATTTTGAATATGTTCTGAATTCTCGTCAATGTATACATGTGCTAATCCGAAATCGATCAAAAACAGTTCTCCATTTTTAAGCATAAAATTGTCGGGTTTGATATCGCGATGTATTACGTGGAGGGTATGTATAGATTGCATCAAACGAATTAATTTCTGAAACAATTTGTGAGCAGTGGGTGGTGGAATATCGGGCAATTGTTGCAAATATTCACTCAACGTCATATCATACAATGGTGTTACCAGGCAAATCAGATCGTGGTGCAAACCGTACCAAGAAATGGTGGGAATGCTACGACAACGATGACTGTACAAATATTTTAAAATACTGCATTCGTGCATAAGCGACTTGCATGGAGAAGACACAGTTTCGGTTTTTACTGCGAACATTATATTTTTTCGTTTACATTTAGCTTGATATACATGACCGAATGCGCCGTTGCCTATGAGTTTGTTTATGATATATCTATTATGAATAAGTTCTTCTGGTTCCATTACAAAGAATGTATATGCGTAATATCTATATTCGTATGCAATATTATATCTATATGTCTATATAGCATGAAGCATATAGTAGATTCCACCTTCCAGACAATTAGTAAATACTTTCAACCAATGAACATAGCGTTCTATGTATTATATGGACTCGTTGTATTCGGCATAGTTGTGTTCAATGTCGAATATTTAATGATTTTCAAGACAATCATACACAGTTTTATCTGTTTGTTTTTGATTGTACGTTTTCATCCATATCGCGAACACACGCTAAGCGCACACGACAGCCAGATCATTTTTTCAGCAGCAATCATTCTAATGCTGAATATGGGAATAATTGATACCATTTACGGATACGTGGAGAAATACAAAATTGAAAAACGAGTGACCAACCTAATAGATTTAACAAACAAACTACACGAATAAATTATCAGTTAGTATAATATCACAGATAACATGGACATACAAGAATTATTTGAACAGGCAAAACAAGACCCGAGTTTGTTGTCTACTATAAACATAGATGAATTGTTGGAAGATACGAATGATGTAAAGAATGATTATTTGCAAGACAAAACATTCGGCGAAATAAAAAAAGAAATATACGATGCGCTTGAAGAAGAAGTAGAAGACCCGAGGTTGATAGAAAAATATATGGAGCGGTTAAGTGAATATCGTTATGTGGATGAACTAGGTGAATTGCACAACGGGAAACACATACGATGGGTTCGCCGAGGGAATAATAAACTAACAAACGGGGGAATAGTAGTAGAAGTAAAATTTGTAGACAATGGAATTAATGTATTGTGTAAAAATGCAATGCATAAATTTATACAGTTTAAATACGATGACTGTGTAATTTTCCAGAAATTGTCCATAGATGAACAACTCATATTAACCGTGAACCAACATGTGCAATCCGAAATCAATTAACGCGCGAATATATAGATATAGCGATCATCGTTTTTTTCGGGTGAATTTACCAATATTTTGTTTTATTTTCTTGGTATATTTTTTCATATTGGATACAAAAAAGAATTCTTTGATATGAAACATCATTTTTTGTATGACTAGAATATCAATTTCTTGGCGCTTCAATGCCTCGTGTTTAGCTCGAGGAGTGTTAGTCGAAGAAAAGATACTAAACTGCAACTTAAGGTATGGATATAAGTCGGCATTTTTTTTACGCGGCAATTTGCTTCCAATCGGAGAGCGCAATAATCGATTAATAATTGTATCGGTATCAAGCGAATGACGATAGGATGATGGTTGAATATAATAGACCTTTTCGTGTTTCATTTTCGAATAATATGAATTATCGACAAAACAAATCTCGGCGCTATTTGGTATCATCGTGCATTTCATAAAATCAGAATGCGTTTTCGAATGAGTGGTTCGCTCTGGTTCAATTCGCTGATTATCGATTTTGAACGCATAGATAATTTTATCAAATAATTCATCTTTTGCATTAAGTTTATAGTTGAAATATTTGGAGATAAGTTTTATCCAAGTTACAGAACATTGATTGTTCGTGTAGATGTATATTTTTTCACATTGACCCAGTTTCTTCTTTTCATAAAGGAATTCTAATATATGAAGTATCCCATAACGCAAAAATTCGGGGTATAAGTCTAGCAACGTGTTAAAATTCACGGGGTAATGGTCTTCGCACATATCTTGTAATATTGACCACAATATATACAAATCCGAGAATGAACCCAGTGTTTCATCTAAATCGAACGCAATCACTCTCTTCGTGCGTTTTTTTCGTTTTTTATTGAACTGTTGTCCTTTATATATAGAAATATATCGAGATGGGGGAATTTCAGATTTCATTATATTAACATCGAGAATATATAAATCGCCATTTTATATATTCTAAAAGGTTTGGTATCCCACATTATTTGCCGGTTGATCCAAATCCTCCATCTCCCCTGGAAGTGTCTGATAAATCAGTTTCACTATTCACAACAGATACCAAGACAGGACAAAGACTGGGATGACACACTTGAACTAGTCGCGCGTGTTTGTCTACTAGATAAGATTGTTCGGATGATAGTGGAGACAGGTGACGGAAAGCCCCTTTAATGAATCCTCGGTAACCGGCATCAATTATCCCAGTGTGGTTCGCTAACATAAGAGGCGTCTTCGACATACTGGAACGAGGATACAGGTAATACCCGCACGAGGTCCAGTCATTCACTTCTTTGGAACCATCTCTGCTGTATAGCATCTCTGTCTTGATTTTAAAATCAATCATTTTGCTTGAATGTTGATCAGTAAATTTCTCAATTTGGGACACGAATAGGTCAAATCCAGAGTCGGGATAACGGTTTGACAACATGTTATCATTGTGTTCCTTTGCCTTGTTGATATATTTTTCTTTGAGTTCCTCGTCACTTACATACACTTTCAATACAGCAAATGGCTGCGTTCGAAATGTGTCTGTGGTGAGAGACGCGAATTTGATACCAGCTTGAAATATGCTATTTGAAATCTCATTTTCGCTACGCACCTCATCGATTGAAGTCGTCTTCCGTGAAATAAACTGAAACATAATATGCAGTCGTAATAAGAATGCACATTATATATTTATATACTTTGAATTAAATAGATTGATCGCGTGTTTTTTTGAACTCTTTCCATGATACCTGTTTGCCTGTGACCTGAAGAGGTTTGTCTGTTTCATGTTCAGCATCAAGGTTATCCATGCGCTTGGTTGCACTATCGACATACAGTTCCTTCAAGATCTTGCCCATCATCGCAGATCCTTCGTGTTGATCGACCTTCTCATCTTCAATTAATTTCAACACGACCAACATTTTGGTCATAATGGTCAAATCCAATTCATCGCTCACCATCTTGTTGAAAATATCAGTGTAATTGTTATACAGGAATGGAGTTTCAGCCATACACCTCTCTTTGAACTTATCGGCATCAGATGACTTCAAAGCGGCCTCTGTATTTTTCAGCGTATCTAATTTGCGAATATCATCGCGTAGGAGGACACTGTGCTTTACTCTGCGTATTTGCTCGGTATTATCTTCGCACTCAGAGTCATTAATCAATCTCTTTAAATTTAAACGCTCGCTTTCGGATAGAGTAGACATTAATATAATAAAAACAATTTCGTTATGTTTATGTTTATTTATGAAAAAGTATTATATTAAAATGTAACCAAAATGTTTATGCAGGAACAATCCAACACCCAGGAGAGTGTCTAGGAGAAGAGGTAACCATGCAATCGATTGACCTTGTAATGAATAGATCGCAGCGCCCATATAGAGCAAACCGTGTAACAATCTAAAGTTCGCCCACCATGTGGTGCCACCCGCTTCAAAAGCGTTTAATCGTGAATTCGAAAAATACAAATACAAGAAAGATGATGCAATAGTAAACAATACCAGTCCATAGTAAAACAGCAAAGATGTGCTTAAATACAGAGGTAAAAGTGTTAATAAAATGCGCATAGGAATACATCCAAATAAAAAATACTGAATACTTTGTTCTTTGGTCAACATTATGTAGTATGTACCTATATTTATTTTAGTAGAAAAATGTAATGTGTATGTATAAAGATGCATTTCACTTTTCTTCGATATGCTGTAATATTGTTGTTAGTGTTGGTGATAACAGGATCTCTAGTCAGTTGTGTGGAGGTGGTACCTCACAGTGAAAAGGGTCTTGCTAAAAACGCCCATAGTGTGGAAGGGTTTGAAGCAATGGATAAGCCATACGATTTCCACAATCAGGGTAACAATGGCGCACCTGACGTAGCTATGGTACACGGTTTCGACCAATTATTCAAGGGTATCAACAATACCAGTGAAAAAATAGACAAGTTCGCCGCTATTCCTGGCGACTTGAACTGCAAGGCTGCATACGGGATAAGCAATTCTATGGGACCTTTATGTTTTGATGACGAAACAATGAATTTGTTAAGAACGCGCGGAGGAAATTCAGCAACTGGCCCAAGTGAAATTGGTGCCTAATCAAATGTTAGATAACATTTCTCGCAATATTTGATAGTTTGTCCTGATTCTACATCGGTATCAATGTAATCAGTTGCGATGCAATGTTTGCAATTTCTCAACAAGTACGTATGCACCATCATCATAATTTTCTTATAATCAGGTGTTTGATCATCATGCGGCAAAGAATGCAACATACCCGTGACTTGGGTCATAATATCAATATCATATTGTGGAGCATCCATGTAAAAACGTTATTATATAATCATAAAAAATGTTTATATAATTACAGATAAAGTATTTTTTGTTTATGCTTTTACACATACATTGCGAGCATGCTCTGGTTCTGCGACTCCTTATTTTTGATAAGAATATCCACATCATCGCTGGAAACAGTGAATGGGAAAGTGACGTCCAATTCAATATCTTCATCAAAGAGTTTCTGTCCAGGCTTCATCAAGCGGAACAAGTTCAACTTGGTGTGAATGATTTCCAAACAACGCTTTAGATTGCGAACGCCTGCTTCCTCCTTGGTTAACGCCGCATTGGAAATAATATACGCCAAGGTTTCATCGGGGATGACCACATCTTCTGCCTTGAAGTTGATTTGCTCGCGAATGCTTGGAAGTAGATAATCGCGAGCAATAGTAATCTTCTCTTTCTGCTCATACCCCTTGGTTTGAATGCAATACATTCTGTCTCTCAAAATGGGGTTGATCTTGCTCTCGTCATTATAACTGAAGATGAACAAACACTTGCTCAAATCGAAGTTGACGTCGGAGAAATACTTATCGTGAAACTCGCTATTCTGGGAAGTGTCTGTAAGATGGGTAAGAATACCAATAATTTCTTCGCCCTTGGGAGTATCACTCACCTTATCCAACTCATCGAAATAAATGACGGGGTTCATGCACTTGCTATCAATAAGAATTTGCACAATCTTGCCCCATGAACTGCCCTCGTATGTATAGGAATGGCCCTCCAAGAAACTGCTGTCGCCAGTTCCACCAAGAGCAATAAATGTAAATTCGCGACCCAGAATCTTACTGATTCCATCCTTGACCAGGGTTGTCTTGCCCGTACCCATCGGTCCCTTGATTGCAATGGCGGTTCCCATAGCAGAGGGATTTGAAATCCACTGACCAGCCATTTGCATAATTTGCATTTTCGCGTCATTCAATCCATAAACACACTTGTTCAGGGTATCGTATGCGTTATACATAAAATCGTGACAAGCGTCGACGCCCTGATTAATATTTACTTCAAGCGAACGGTTAACGCCAAATGGGATTTTCATAAACGTATCCACCCAGTTTTTGATTTTGAAATACTCATTGTCCCCGGGATCCATATTCTTCAACATGTTCAACTTTTGCATCGCCATTGCCTTGAATTTAGCCGGCATTTTAGAGTCGAGCAGGCGCAGTCTATAGGGTTTGGTAATATTCGTATGCTTGTTAATCTCTTTCAAGTCGCGCATCACCTGCAACTGTTGCTGATTGGACAACTTCTTCTTGAAATAATCAACTTCATTCGTTTTTTTCTTGTCTGCGTGGATCAACTTGTGATATGTCTTCGCATTATCATTTCGGGCGTCCTTAACGAGGCCCTTAATATTTTTATTACAGTCTTTCAGTGCTCTCTTGATAATCTTATTCTTGGGGTTCGAAGACAGCTGTTTGGACAACATTTTCTTCGTCTCGACCAAGTCAAGGTATTCCTTCTCGGCATTGTCGTTGATTTCAATCTCATCTTCGTCATCATTCGACTTCTTCTTCTGTTTCTTCATTTTATTGGACTTTTTCTTGGATTTGGTTTCTTCATTATCAACTTGGGCACTCGAAGTGTCGAGAGGAGTATAATTCTCCTTCATAAATTGCGCCTCGTCCTCGCTATCGCAATCTTCATTATCGTCGTCCTCGTAATAATCCTCCTCATCTTCGTTTCCTCCTCCATCAAGCGACAAGAGGATATTAAACAACCCCTTGCCGTCCTCCTCTTCTTCTTCGTCATATTCTTCGCTTTCCTCTTCTTCTTCGTCACTGACTTCATCTCTTCTCTTGCTGCGTTTTTCTTTCTTGGTTTTCTTATCTTTTTTGTCGGTTGATTTATTTGTCTTTTTGTTTGTTTGTTTGTTTTTCTTGGTAGATGACGATTTCTTGTTGGAGTCTACCTTTTTTTTCATATACTTGGAAGGAAACATATCGGCAAGAAGTTCTTGGAACTCTTCGTGAGAGATGCTGTCTTCCTCATCATCTTCATCACTTTCATCATCAGACTCGATAATATGCTTGCGTCTTTTTGTGTTTTTTTTAGATGGAACATACGATTCATCATCGCTTTCGTCATCAGTATCATTCTCACTGATAGTTTCGTAGTCATCGTCATCAGATTCCTCTTCTTCCTCCTCGTCATCAGATTCCGTATCAATGATTTCCTCATCACTGCTTTCGGAACTAGAGTCTTCCTCGTTTCTCTTTTTGTTATGCTTCTTATCGGAAGTCTTGTTCTTGTTGCGTGTATCGACCATGGTTTTGCGTGTCATAATATAATAGTATTTGTGCATATATAACCCAGAGGAAGATTTATTTCAATTTTATATGCGATTTGTAGTTA